TTGAAGAAGAAATCGTTCTAGCACCAGTTCAGAAACCTAGAAAGGGCTTTGCAAACATCATGTGCATACCAATTCACGAAAAGTGTTTTTGGATAGATAAGGATTCACCATGAAACAAGAAAAACCTTTGATGATTAAAACAACACATGGCACGTTTAGATTAGACAGATTTCCACCAACAGATGATTCCGCCACGTTGGCAGTTACTTTTAGATTCATGGATCCAATTACATTAAGTGGTGAAGGCATGTATGCTGCAGGAGATAAACTCTCAAAATTAATAGCGTTGGAATGCTTAAGCTTGTTCAGGAGCGCAAGCTACCAAAAGATACGGGAGAAGACTGATGCGCGCAATCTTTTCAGCGGAAAACCTCGGAGAGACTAATGGAAGATAAATATCTGAGTTTGGCATTCTGGTTGAGTTGGATGATCTATGCTAGTTTGCTTATAATCGCTAGTAGAATACGTGATAAGACAAACAAGGAGGTAACTGATGGAAGTAAATAGCTTTTTTGATTTAGCTGTAGCCTTGAACAAACTAACAGATGGCCAAGCAGTAATCAATGAAACACTGAATAGCAATATTCAATCAAATGAGATAGCAATATTATGTTTGATAAGTTGGAATATCATAATGACAATAATGCTATTCTATATTTGGGATAGTAAGATCAGCAAAAGATAGTTCGGTCTATCGTTCATTGAGATGAATAGTTCTTTATAAATGATCATTCATCCAGATGAATGAAGTCTATTGTATACTCTAGACTATAAACCCTTTAAAGTGTGTGTTTAAACATACAAGTATGAGTTCGAGAAAGTGGCCTAAGAATAAGCAAGAGTACGAAGACCGATTTAGGCGTTCTAACAGACATATCAGCCTTGCCCTAGATATTAATCAAATTCTAGAGAGACATTTCCATAAGAAAGCATCGGGTCTGATTGAACGACTGTTGAGAAAACACTTTGAGAAACTTGGACTCCTAGCAGGTAAACATGAAAAAAATAAATCTAAATAAACTAGCTATAGACGTTAGTAAAGAAGAGGGTGGAAGACGAAACTTAAGCATAGCGCAGATTAAAGAAGTGATTAAATGTACATTTGTAATTCTTGGAGAGAGACATAGGGGCTCAGAAATCCTAGATGCAATCGAACGGACTTACGATAAAGCAGAATGAGCTGTTTTACTAAATCACAGAAGAGAAAAGCTAAATTGAACTCTAAAATCATAACTATCAAAAAGTACGGTGAGAAAGTTACTGAGACTATTACGGAACATAATATATGAGCGATTTACTAGACAACTTTATTGGATTGATGATAGTTATATTCATATTTGGAGTTATATTATTTGGAATAGCGGCAGTCGTGTGGTTTTTAGTAAGAGTAGCTAGATTCGCATGGACCGGAACATAATACTCTTCCCACGATGGGTTGAAGGGGGAGGGCAGCTGTACTACGCTGCGCATTGTCAGGCTCATCACTTATATTAAAATGAAAATACCAGAAGTAAAAGTAATTGATATTGGACTATTGAAGACAGACGATCAAAATCCTAATAAGATGGATGTCAACAAGTTCTTCGCGCTAAAGAACAATTTAAAGAAGTTCGGATTTATAGTACCAATTATAACAAATAAAGAGTACCTAATCGCAGACGGCGAGCATAGATGGAACGCAGCAAGAGAACTTGGCATGAAAGAAGTTCCAGTTGTTGCACTAGATGTTGATGAGGTAGACCGACGCTTACTTAGACAGATCATGAACAAGCTTAAAGGAGAGCATGACAATAAGAAAGACGCAGAAGAGTACCAATTCATATTAGAACATGATGATCAAGCAGTTAATAAATTCATGCAGTTACTGGCTCAAGAAGAGATAGACGTCCAAGGACTAATCGAAAAGGAGTTTCCACCGGTAGTTGAAGAAGATGATTTTGATGCTGATGCTGCAGAGATTAAAGAAAACCCGGTCGTAAAGATTGGAGAAGTTTGGCAACTAGGACATCATAGACTTATGTGTGGAGATTCGATTAAGAAGACTGACGTAGATATTTTGATGAACTCCGCGCTAGCTAATGTTGTATTTACAGATCCGCCTTATGGAATGTTTTTAGATACAGATTTCTCGTCGATGGAAGGAATCGCTAAAGGTAACAAATACAAAAAAGTCGAGGGAGATAATGATGATTTTACTCCAGAGCTAATCACTACGATATTCTCTAACTTTAATTATTGTAAAGAGATATTTGTATGGGGAGCAGACTATTTTGCAGAGTTAGTTCCTAAGAGAAATCAAGGCTCTTGGATCGTCTGGGATAAGATGAACAATGGTGAAGGTGTAAATGATGCCTACGATAAGATGTTTGGATCTAACTTTGAACTATGTTGGAGCAAAGCTAAACATAAACGCGCAATTGCTAGAGTCTTATGGAAGGGAATCTTTGGATTATCTGAAGAAGATACTAAGAAGAGATTACATCCTACACAGAAACCTTTGAAACTTGTAGATTGGTTCCTAACTAAATTTAGTAAAAAAGGCCATATAGTTGCAGACCTTTATGGTGGATCCGGAGCAACGATAATTGCATCAGAAAAACTAGGACGGATTTGCTACACTATGGAGATCGATCCATACTATTGTGATGTTATAATTGCTAGATGGGAAAAGCTAACAGGTAAGGAGGCAGTTAAATTATGAAATTTGAAACACTAAAAGACTTAGAAAATAGAAAGATATTGAATATTAAATGTTACAAGGGACAAAAAGATAATGTTTCTATGTTATGGCTTGGATACAATCAAGCACTTAAAGACGTTCAAGAATTGATGGAAAGCTGGAGATCTGATTTAGATAACGCACCCAATGTACCACTTCTGTTTGATTTTATCGATAGGGTTGCAAATATATCGATTAAGAAAACCACTAAACCAAACATATTTGAAAATAAAGAAGATGAATAAAAAACTACGAGAGGACATGATCGAAGAGGCTAAGACCTGCGCTGACTGTCTACGATGGCATAAATGGTGTCAAGCAGAGTGTTGCAAGATAGCATACCTAAATATTAATCCTAAAAGGCTTAAAGAAAATACGCGCTTTTTAGATGTCTTTCCCGGTAGAAAATTATCCTACGGTGAGATCATATATTATAAATATCGAGATGTCCCCTATACTCACGGTGTTCTACGATTTAGAAAATACAGGATATCAATGATTGGTAATGATATTGTTTACATCCATTCATGTAGTAGACTAAAAGATAACAAGTGTTTAGACCATCCAGATAAGAAACCTAAGATTTGTAGGGATTTTAATGCAGAAACTGCCAAAGGGATACACGCTAAGTATCGAACCACACCCAGATGTCTATTCAAATATAAAGGAGCGCAACATGTGTGAGCCAATTAAAGAAGGTAAATGCACCTGCACCGGACCGAGAATTACTTGCTTATGCGGTGTTTGTCAGAAGTGTGGGAGGAAGATCTAACATGATTGATAAAGTTAAACCCGATGAGACTAAGAGACTTACCCTAGCACAGCTTAAAAGATTCTCATCTATCGATGCAAGTAAAGTTTGGTATACTGTCAAAGATAATAAAACTAAGAAATCCTACCTTCTAGAACGAAGAGGCAAATGCGATCCAGTTAAATGTAAATCAGCCTGTTGTAAGTTCTGTCATGTTGGAAGCGTACCTCATTCATATTGGTCAGGCTTTGGAGACTTCGATGGCGAGGGCGTATCAATCAAAGTAACCTGTAAGCATCTTAATACTAGAACTAATAAATGCGCTAAGTGGAAGAAGAAGACCTTCCCCAGAGCATGCGACCAGTTCCCTCATCCAAACGATCAAGTATATCATCTAGTATACAGTAAGTGTAGCTTTTACTTTGTAGAGCTAGGAGAATTAAAATTAAAGTGACAAAATGTATCTATTGCGGCGAAGAAACAATCGATGAGTTTAGTGAGATAAAAACAGAAAATAAAGGCATACTGAAGGTATGGCTAAAATATTGTGAGCAGTGCGAGGAGTACACTTGCGAAGAGATATATCCGCAGAAATCTAAAGGAGAACAATGAGTTTCAAACAACCAGATAAGAAAGAGACAGGTAAGGCATGGGCTGCATTCGTAGCCTACAGAGATCTAGGTAACGATCGAAGTTACCAAAAGGTGTCCGAACAGTTATCGAAATCAGCTACATTAATAAAACGCTGGGCCAAGAAGTTCGGCTGGAAAGCGCGTATTGTAAAGTACGAGGCTTACATACAAGGCGTAGAGTTACAGAGCTATATGGATCATCGCTGGAAGGCTAAGACAAAGCTCCTTAAGAACGCGCAATTTTTACAGAATGTAGGCATCAAAGAGCTAGTCCGTAGAGTTAAAGAGGAGGAGATATCGACCGAGAAGCTTAGAGATATCATGTCTATGATCAAGACCGGATCAGACGTCGAGATCAAGCTAACTGGATTAGAGGAGCTACCTCTTCCAATATCAGACTCCGAGGATGTAAATTCATTTTCATTTCTAAAGAAGATATACGACGAAGTTCATAGTCAAGATGGGATTAAGAAGCAGGTTAGAAGAAAGGCAAGAAAACCAATCAAGCCAAGACGCACAGATACTGGAAAGAGCAATAAAACTAAAGGACGTAAGGTTCCTAGTTCGGTGGTTGTTTAAGGTTAGTCTACCTCATGGGCAGGAAGTCATAGTACGAACTATCGCATTTGGTACGCATAAGAGAGTATCTATCAACGCTTACACTAGGTATGGAAAGTCTTTTGCAGTAGGTATTGGCGTAGATCTGTATATTCTACTAAACGAAAACAAGCAAATTGCACTTATCGCGCCTAAGCGAGAGCAAGCAGGAATCATTAGAGACTATATTCTAGACGGAGTAATGCGCTGCAGACAGCTACAAGAGATCATTGAGCTGCAGAGAGGCAAGAAACTATCCAAGCTAAAGAGCGAGGCTTCCCGGTACAGGCAGACGTTCAAGAACGGCATGGAGTACCGGATCTTCACAGCGCACGGTGATGCTAGCGGAATCATGGGATTTGGCGCAAATGGAATAATTATCATTGACGAGGCAGCTAAGATTAAAAGAGACGCTTACGCTAAGATCCTACGAATGCTTGGAGATGCTCCAGACACAGCAATCATGGTTGAGATCACTAACCCTTGGGATCGAGATACAGTCGCTTACGATCACTACACAGATCCAGAATGGTTTGCTATCCATATTGACTGGCAGCAAGGCATCAAAGAAGGTCGAACTACTCAGAAGCATATTGATGAGATGCGCAAGGAAATGGCTCCGATCATGTTCGTAATTTTATACGATTCAAACTACCCTGACGAGTCAGATGATTCGCTAGTAAGATTCTCATGGATAATAGACGCAGAAGAGCAAGTCTTCAACCTAATGAAAACATACAAGCAAGCAATCCTAGATAACTCAAAGCTACCTGAGAAGGATCGCGAGAAGATCCCGGCGATTAAGACTCTAGCCAGTATAGATCCTGCAGAGTTTGGCCGAGACTTTACGGTCTTGATGATTGCGCTAGTATGGATGAACAAATATGAGGTTATGAAGATATATTATACATCTAAAAAAGACCCTACAGATACGGCCAGATGGGCAGAAAAATACCTAGAAAAGACGTGGGAGATTAACGTAGATGCGATTGGAATTGGTTCAGGAGTATGTTCAACACTTAGAGCAGACGGCTACAGAGCAAATGACATCAAAGTTGGTAGATCTCCAACAAATCATCGCCTTAAAGATACAAGATTAAATCAGAAAGCAGAGTTCTTTTGGTATATGGCTACTGCTCTGTCAGATGGTCGAGTCTCAATCCCAGTTGATAGAACCTTACGTAGACAGCTCCTATCAATGAAGTACACAACAGTATCTGGCAAGGTACGTATAATCGATCCAGAGGATAAATCTCCAGACTGGGCAGATGCCTTCATGTTATTATTTGCTGTAGCACACAGAGGGACGGTGCTGTTCTAATGTCACAAGATAGCGTAAAGAACTTCTTAAAGAAACATATTGATGGATGGTTTACTACTAAAGAAATATGCGCCGAGTTGAAGATTAGCAGTTGTTCCGTAGATCGCAATATTAGGGTACTTCGAAGATATAACGTCATACGTCGTAGGGTAAGAGCGCAACATCGAGGTAATCCACCTTATGAATACAATGGAGGCAAACCCGATGTTTTCTAAAAGCAACTTAAAAGTTTTAACCTGTTGCCATAAAAATAAACATAGTAAGGGTAGAGGCATATTCTACGCTCAGATAGCGAGAATCAAAGACAAGCCATATATTCTGTTGATTTGTAGAACCTGCAGGAAGATACAACAATTTAGAGTAAAAGATAAATATGATGTAGGCATACTGAATCACTGCTTTAATACTCCGAGCAAGATACAGACAACTCACAAAAAAGTTATATGTATCTGCACGAAAAGATATTGTCATAAGAAGCAATATTTCGAGAGGGAAACTAATGAAAAATAAAGAAAATACAACATATGAATGGGATCAGCGGCAACAAAAGCTGTGTATAACTGAAACAAGAACTGTGGCTATAAATAGACACGGTGCTAAAGGCAAAAGCAAAGCAGGTCAGCAAAATTCTAACAACGTAACTACGTATGATTTGCAAGGCACACGCAATATTATGGCTAACATGAAGCAGATGAAAGAACGGATGAAGGTCTATATAGAAGAGACTGAGCGATTGATTAAGATTAAAGAGCATAAGGAAGATCTACCGATGTGGAAAGAGATTACTGATGTAATGGCAATCATGGCTCTAGATAACGATCCAAAGATAATGATGACCTACCAACAGAATAAGCCTGAATACGAGCGCATAAAGAAGGAAATCGCTGAGATGGAGAAAGTCTTACCTCAGTTTAAAAGAATATAATGTATTTTATATAAAACAAGTGAGTTGATAAAATATGGCTAATATCTGGGAAGCTTTTAAGAACTTAACAAGCAAGTCTACGAACGCTACAGTAAATCCCGTTAATCGCGCAGTTGTTGGAAATACTCCACGACCTGCAGATAATATGGGTATCATGAAGTCATTCATACCAAACTTTCTGTGGAAGCCGCCGTTCGGATTCCCTCGACGGATTGACACTAATTTGTTAAAGAATCTTTCCAAGACCCCATATACTTTTTCAGTTAAGAAAACGCTTACTGATGAGGTCAGCTCACTTGATTATGGTATTTTTATACGTGAAGACATTACTGACACAAAAGCATTAAAGGCAGCAGAAGAAGATAAGAAAGACGCAGAAGCTTTCTTCCAGAATCCAAACCGGAACAATGAAAGCTGGGAATCGATCCAGCGAGCATCCATGGGCGATCTTATTGACTTTGATTCTGGAGTAATCGTTAAGGTTTTCAATCAGTTTAATATTATGAAGGAGATCTATGCTAGAGATGGCCTAACTTTCCTTAAGAATCCAGATATATATGGCGCAATAGGTAATCGAGATGAAGTCATATTGCCAATCAATCGTTTCTTTGGAACAAATCAACTGACTAACGAACACTATGAAGGATATTTTAATGTTTATGCTAGCGATCGTGCAGCTTACTTCCAATATGGATGGACCGCAGCTGCTAGACCAGTTCCATTCGGAAAGCGAGAGATCGTCTATCTAATGCAGAATCCTCGAACAGATAGTGTTTATGGCCGAAGCGTGCTAGAGATCGCAGCAGATATAATTCTAACTATGTACTATGGACTACAATACAATCTAGATTGGTACATTAACTCAGGAATCCCAGAAGGATTGATTAATGTTCCGGGTATACCAAACGATGAATTACAGACTATGAAAGACCAGTTCGAAGATAGAGTAACTGCTAAAGATGGTTTTGATAATACTCGAAGAATCGGACACAAGCTACCATGGTCTAATGCTGAGAAACCACCAACATTTGTTGGGTTTAACTTATCACCAAAAGAGCTAATGATTATCCAGCAGCAAGACTGGTTTATTAAATTACTTTGGATGAACTATGGAGTTACTCCAGACGAGATGGGATTCACCGAGCAATCTAATCGCGCAATATCTGAAGAGCAAACTAAGGTCTTTAAGCGAAAGGCCATCCGGCCAATTAGCAATACCTTTGAATATCATATGACTACAGAGATCCTGCCAGAGTTTAGCGTACATCGTTTTAAAGATAATGAAGAAACTGGAGAATCTGCCTGGGACCAGGCCGTTGCTGCTAATCCACTTGTCTACAGATATATTGATAATGATATTGAAGACGATATCAAGAAGACTGAGCTACTAGAAAAGCAAATCAACATGGGCGTTCTAACCTCAGAGATGGCTGCAGAGCAATTAGATATCAATGTCGAAGAGCTAAACAAGAGCAAGAAGAAGATGGCTGATGAAGCTCCAGATCTACCACCAAAACCTGAAGAGGACGTAGATCCTAAAGAGGATAAGTCAAAAGATGACGATAAAGACAAAGCTCCAACTCAGAAGAGTATCAAGCCGAACCCAGAAATGCGCGCTAAGGTAGCTGAGTTCATAACTGATCTGCAAGAAACTATTGATAAAGTATGAGACCCCGAGAGAGACATCAGATTCTAGAAAATCGACGTTGTAAGAACTGCGACCGTCATATTGAAAAAAATAGATTAATTACCGCGGAATATTGTAAGGAATGCGGAAAAGTTGCTGGTTGTAGAACAGCAAGCACTCAAAGAATACCCTTACTCAAGGAAATCAGGGAGAGAGTAAAGAAAAGTGGAATCGTTTGATAAATTGGCCGTCGAGAAATTACTTTTAGCTAAATGCAAAGCTTTCCTTAAAGCAATCCCTTCTAAGATAGAGGATGATTTTGTTGATAAGGAAGAGGACGAGCTAAAAGACCAAGTAGAGCGATTCAAGCTTGAAAGACTCACAATGGTTGATATTGCGACTAAAATCCGAAACTTCGCTAAGGAAACTGCAGCTAAACTCAAGAGATCTACACAGGATCAGATAGCGAACATCTACAAAGATCAGCTTCAAAGGGCTTCTAAAGAGCTAAACATAGAGTTCTTCGTAAACGACTCTGATCGAATGATTGTTGAGAGTGTGCTTAATTCTAGCATAGTTACTAATGCTTTCCAGAATCTAGAAGATATTATGGTAAAGAAAGCTGTTGCGGCAGTTCCACAGTTACTCATGGACGCGACCTTCGAAGAAGTAATCCGAGATATAACACCAGAGTTCGAGTCTGCAGAAGACAAGATGCGAGTTATCATACGTACAGAGAGTCAAAACATAGTCAATCTAGCTAATGAGCAGGCACTTAAGCGAGCAAGAGCAACAGAAGAAAACTTGATATGGACTGGACCAAGGGACTCCCGAACAACAGAGTATTGTCAAAGAATAACTGCGCGTGCTAGCGAGGGCGTAACCTTACAAAAACTTAAACAGATCATCGCTGAAGAAGCAGATCCGAATACTTATACTCCCAGCAGGCCATTCACGCCACACATCAACTGTAGACACTCTTTCGAGCTACTTCGAAAGCCATAGAAACCTAAGTTCCAGAGGACCTATGCCACCTGCGCCTCTGGGCTTATTATTGCAAATAAATAATGTATTTTATATAAAACAGATCACTTCTATTACTGTGAGTATATATGCCTAAAGAAGATATAATTAATGAAACATGTAATTTTCAAACAAATGGTAATCTAAACTGGCGTATTGTAGAGACTAAAGGCGGTCGAGATGTATTCATTGAAGGCGATATTACAACAGATGATCCAGACTTAGAGAACGACGTTGTTACACAGAAGGGTTTAGATCATGTTGCTAATCAGTTACAGGATCGTAATCTTACTTTAGATCTAGAGCATGAGACGTTCAGAGATGAAAACGATCAGCTTAGGATCGAGCCAAGCAATAGAATTGCAGTTGGTAAGGTCGTTGAAGTTAAGCGCATGCCTCACAGCGTTAGAGTACGTGCCAAGTTAAACACTCACATAGCAAAGTTCCCAACCATATTCAAAAGCATCAAAGACGGCTTCTTACGTGCATTTTCAATTACTTTTGGATCACCAGTTAAATCTAGTACCAAAGTAATCAAAGGCGAACGATTCCGATTCTTAGATTCACTTAATATTCTAAACGTAGCTCTGACAGCTACACCAGTTAATCCACGTGCGACTTTCGCACCAGTTATGAAATCCCTCGTAAAAACAATAGAGGACGAGGAAAAATCACAGTCTGATAAGACAAACAAGGAGAAAAACATGACAGAAGAAAAAACCGAAGCAACAGCTCCAGTAGAGGGCGCAGAAGCACCAGCTCCTGCAACTGAAACTGCCGAGCCAACGGTAGAAGCTCCTGTACCTGCGGAACCTACACCTGATGCACCGGTTGACGCTGGAGCAGCTGAAACCGAAAGTACAACACAGATGAAAGCTCTTATTGAAGCACAAGGTGTTACAATAAAAGCATTGACCGCAGAGATGAAATCCCTTAAAAACGCAATGAATGCGCCTCAAATGAAGGCTAAGATTCATGACACGCCTGCTGAACCAGCACAAGCTGCTGAGCCAACACTAAAAGGCACGCTAGGTTTAATCAGATAACTATAGGAGACTAATATGGAAGAACAAGGAAATTATGGAGCCTCTTTTGGAAACATGCCCGATAGATTTGTTTACTCAAATCCATGTGGTTTTACTCTGAAAAGTTTCGGAGAGAATTACAGCGGTACTATGACCAAGGAAGAGATGAACAAGAGATTTATAGCTTCTCCACAGATGAAGGCACAAATAAAAGCACTTACTTCAACTACGGGTGGAAGCGGATCAACAGATAAGGTACTTGTACCTATTTTCGTAGATCCACAGATCGTCGACATAACACGTAAGTTTACTCCTTTAGTGGAGATAATCCCTAGAGTAACTAACCGTGGTAGAACAGCAGACTTTAACAAGATAACCGCTAAAGGCGGAGCATTTGCAAGAGCAGAAGACTCATCTCTAACCGAGACAAATGATACTTATGAGCGAGACTCAGTTGTAATTAAGTATTTATATGCTAAGGGAAGAGTAACCGGTCAAGCATTAGCTACTGTACCTCCATACAACCTAATGGGATTCAACCCAAACGGTGGAGCAGTCGGAAGCTTTTCAGATCAGAACGCACCTAACGCAATGCAGATGGAAGTTCTTGTCAAAACACGATCAATTCGTGAACTAGAAGAGAATATGATTATCAATGGTAATGCAACAACTTCTGGAATCTCAGGCAATCCTAACGGAACCGAGTTCAATGGAATAATTGCAACACTAAGCACAACTAATACAGTTGATAAGAATACTACCGCTCTAGAATACGATGACATTGAAGAAGCAATTCAGTATGCTTTTGATGACGGTGGAAGACCAACTATCGCAGTAGGCTCATCCTCAGTAGTCAAAGACACAAGAAAATTGCTAGTTGATCAGTTCAGATGGTCACCTGCAGACTCAGCAAACGGCGTATTGCCTTTTGGTGTACCTAGCGGAATAACCTTATGGACAATGGTCGGACCAGTAACACTGATACCAAGTATGTTCTTGTCTAACACAACAGGTAGCAAAGCTATGTATTTGTTAGATATGACTGTAATCGAAATGCGAGTTCTTCAAGACTTAACGTTTGAACAGCTTGCGAAGACAGCAGATTCAACCCCATTTATGCTTAAGATCTACGAGGCCTTAATCATACGTGCGCCAACTTTCTGTGCGTCTATTACGGAGATAGCATAAAATGGCAGCAATATTAATTACCGATTGTACCGTTACAAACTTGTTTACAGCAGGTTTCAAGATGGTAAAGATTGTTACCCCTGCAACCGCTGATGATGCAGACACAATAGATGTGTCTACTCTGTTCAGTGTTGGATGTATGGCTATTTGTTCTGGAGCAACTGATAATTCATTATTAGTCGCCGCACCAGTATATACAGATAGAAGCATCACAATACCGGGTTCAACTGACAACGAAGCTAGAACAATAATTGCATTTGGAGAATAAAGACATGGGACGAGGATTACGCGCAACAAATGGAAATCCTGCAGCACCTCCATACAGAAATGGTCCATACACAAACGATCAAGGACTTACGCAAACAGGTAGATGGACTGAAAATCCTAACAGATTCTTTCTGTTAGAGAACTTCAACCACTTGCCTCAGTTGAATGGTAGTGTTTCGATTGTATACAATCGTAACTTCGAAATCCTTGGAACTAACGCCAGCGATGACGATGTTACTTTTGCTACTACAGTTGGAGGCGTTCAGCTACAGACTGATGGAGCAGATAACGACCAAGTTATTGTTTTACCACATTTAGATACTAGCCAAACCGCATGGGCTGGTGTTTTATGGGGTACAGAGAACCAAGTCATTTGGGAAGCAGTGATCAGAACAGCAGCAATTGCTACAGAAACTATTTGGGCTGGCCTAAAGCTAACCGATACTAGTGTAATTGCAACTGACGATGATCAAGTAATGTTTCGAGGCGCAACTGCAACAGATACCAACTGGCAATTGATTTATTCAATTGGTGGTACTGATGTAGCTGTCGATAGTGGAGTTGCAATTGCAGCAAATACTAACTATCATTTCCGAATTGAGATCGATTCCGATCGAAAAGCTCACTTCTGGATAAATGATCAGGAAGTTGCTACAAGTACAGCTTTGACAAATGACGTTGACTTGATTCCGTACATCGGATTACAAGCTAACTCTGGAGCCGCAAAGACCATGAATATAGTTTGGGAGAAAATATCTCGAATAATATTCGAATAAAGGGGTTTGATTAGCCCTTTTTTTATCTTTTTTTAATTAATCTCAAGACAGGAGAAAAAACAATGCAAGAAATATTAAGCAAAACCGATGATTACATGATCATAAAAACTGATGACGGTAAGACTGCTGTTAAGAAAATCAGAGGTAATCTTGTGGAAGAAAAACCAGAAGTGGAAGCTCCAGAAGATCCAAACTCTGAAGAAGAGCAGTCTGAAGCAAAGTTCTCGGAAGAGGACCTAAAGGCAATGAAAATGACCGAGCTAAGAAAGATTGGCGAGGAAATGAATGTTAAAGACAACCGAAAGGCTGATTTAATTAACAAGATATTAGGAGCGCAAGCAGATTAAAATGGTAGATGAAATTAAAACAATAGGCACAGCAGGAAGAGTACACTCGCGTATAGATACTACGACCGTAACCGTTTCAGATACTGGCTCAACAACTCTAGTAACTGCTTTTGAAGCAAATGGCCTATCTGGTGCATTTGTAGTAGATAATACTAATGGCGCAGCAACTGATATCGTTGTATTTCCAGAGCATAGTCCAGATGGAACTAATTGGTTTCAAATAGACAATGAATCAGCAGGAACAACTATTTCCGCAGCAGCAATTAAATCAATTCCATGGTTAGGGAAATACAAAAATGTTCGATTGAGAGCAACAGCAGCCGCAGATTCAATAGGTGTTAAAGCCGGTGTTTATGTAAGTAGTCAATAATGGTCAATAAAACAACGGTAGTGGGTAGTGTAGCAAGTGGACTTATTCTAATTATGATAGTCTTATCAGCCCTTAATACGGCAGATTATCGAAATTTACTGGAAGACAATCCAGACGCTAATTATATTCTACTAGACTATGAATCTGGCAAGAAGCTAGAGTTCATTACTAGAGGTATTGATGATTTCTTACGTTGGAAATATACAACAGATGAGTGGACACTTTACTCTGGTCGATACATCGGATTCAAAGAAGACTGGATTGTTGAGCGTCAGAGAACCTATCTGCAACTAAAAGACGTAGATGATGTCTCAATATGTTCTAAAGTAACTGCAACTCGATGTTACGTCGATGATTATTGGGAGAGAAGCAATCGCAAAGCAACTAAGATTGATCTCTATTACGAGGAAGTCGAGGATAATGTCTCCATGCGCGTGATCAAGAACACGCCGTATTATGCTGTCAGAAGCACTGGAGATGGGGGGTACATGACCCAAATACAGACAATAAACGCACTTGCTGAATTTGAGCAGTTCCCTAGCGACTATAGAGTTGAATATAATGCAAAAGATACTGCGAGTTATCGTCTCACTTGGCGAATACGAGAAGCTGAAGCCATTGATAATTATGATTATCCGCTCGGCTCTTTCAGTGATCGCTGTTCGTTGGATTTTAACTATAATATGAAGATTGAGTGGTGTGATGAGTCAAACTTCGATAAGGCAGTATATGATGCAGAAGACGAGGTTTTACTAGTTCACTTTAAGTCATTTAAAGATTATCAAGTTCTAGAGTTTATTCGAGCATACGATCCTTACAATGTAACTACGGGTGCTTGGACTCCAGATACCTTACAAGGAATTGTTGGTGTTGTTGATGCAGGTAATTTAGCATCTTTGCAAGCTATTGATGGTGATTCACTTAATGTTTCTGAAACAACCGGAACTCCCGGACAAGAGTGCCAGATGAATTTTACTAATTCTGAGCTTCCAGCAGGTTTATTGTGGAACTTCAGCACATTTGCAGTTTATGATGGCAGTCCGTCACATAACGAATGGTGGTCTGTATATAATGGAAGTTGGAATCAAGCACTACTCGTATTCAAAAATAGCACCATGACATTCCAAAATGAGACTGTTCAGAGTGCAGATGATTGGATCACTAACGGTGTTATACATACAAGAGTTCAACACGCTGAATCTGGAAATATCAATCACGATATATCTATAGATTACATGGCGATCCTACCTATCTGCGATTTAACTGTTGCAGCTGGCCAAGACGTTGACTATGCTCAAAATGGGAATGTTCGGTGTATTTCTCTCGAGATCCAAGACAATACATGGAACATCAGCACGTTCAATCTAACTGTCGATAACGCATTTATTCAGAACGGCACGATATTACATGATGCTGGCGGAATGCTGAATATCTCAGGAGACACAACAATTCTAAAGGAGACAAACTATACGGATATGACTCTAACTTCTAGCAACTTTTATGTCAATGCACCTTTCCGATTTGTAGGTGGAAGCCACACAATCGCATCAGATTTAAATATCACTGCAGATACGCTATATAACAATACTGCGCTAGTTGTTGATGGAGATCTTAATATTCTGAATACCTCTGCAACTCTAACAATTGAGAACACGACAGTTAATGTAACTGGTAATGTTTTTGTAAATGGAACTTACAATGCAACCCTCGCCAATCAAATTGCATATCACGAAAACATATTATTAATAGATGGCGGTTTTTATACAGCAACGTCCGATTTAACACAACTAGAAGAATCTGCATTGTTTAGCGGAACTTTTGATAACAACGGTGGTTCAATGAGTGGTGACATATTGATTAACAAAAATACTACACTAACAGGTGATTGGAACACTAGTGGAAATCTATTCATTGGATTAAAGCTAGATGCTAGTTCATCAAATTATAATTTAGCTGCAGGAAATCTAACAATTTTATCTACAGGTGAGTTCGATGCACGCGCAGGAACGCACGATATCTCAGAAAATTGGCGAAGTAATGGTGCATTTATCGGAACATCAGCACTAGAGTTAAATGGTGTCGATGAATACCTAAATATAACGCCCGCACTAAATTTAGGAACCAGCAATACAATTAATATTTGGTATTATTATCCCGGACTAGCTTCTACAGAATATATTTTTGGTGGAGAAACTGACGGTGCACTGGGTTTTAGATACAATGGCGCAAGTATGTTATTATACTTAGGAAGCACAGGCGATTCTAGTTCAGCAATGGTGGATCTAACCAATAACTCTTGGAATCAGATTTCACTAGTTAGAACTTCAACAACTACGGTGGATATGTATATCAATGGATTTTTCTCTGCAGAACTTTCTAATGGTGCTTGGGCCGCAGATCCTACCAATATAGGTTTTGTTGGTCGTAGAGCTGTAGGACTTTATGCAGAAACAACTATCGGAAGAGTTGAATTTTATAATATACAATTAACTCCTGATGAACTTAGAACTAACTCACTGAAACAATGCTCAGACTTAGTTAATCAAGCTAATTTAATTTCTTGTTATCAGTTTGATGAAGGATTCGGAACAAATGTTTCTGACTTTAAGGGAACTAATGATGGAATAACACAAACAACGGCATGGGCAGATACTAAAACCTTTGATGAAATAACTTCTCTCATTAACATAATTGGATCTGGAACGCTTTTAGGTGCAAACGAAACTCAATTCGCAAATTTAACGCTGGCGGGAAATAATATTGTTGATGACATTGGTAGAAATGCGTCCATTTTTGTTAATGATACATTACGATTGGATGGGGATATTAATATCACAATAAATATCAACATGTCTTATTGTAGATTATTGGGAACTGGAACAAATATCGGTCTTGGAACTTTAAGCAATACCTGTGGATTAGATGCACCATTACAAGTTAGTCCAGTAAATCAATTATTTAATACATTCATAAACCTGTCTTTTATATGGAACGAATCTACTGGTGCGACTAACTATATAGTTTATATTTATAATTCGTCAAGTGATATTGTTGAATCTGCAAATACTCCGAATCTTAATCATACATGGGCAAATGCTACTTCTAGTGGTGAAGGAAATTATACGTGGGAAGTATTCGCTAATGGAACAATTGCCCAAAGCGATAGTTCTGGAAATGCTAGCTTCAAAATAGATGTAACCAGTCCGACAATCACATGGGTTGTTCCTTCTAATGTTGTAAATCAAACCTTTGTAGACAACGTAACTATGAATATTACAGTTAGTGATAATAATCTATTCGGTACAAATAATTCTATTATTAACTCAACTGGAGACTCTGTCTTCTTCGAAGAGATCAGCAACATAGTAAATAGCTCTTTCACGTGGACAAACAATACTGGATCACTAGCTCCCGGATTATATCGTCAAATAGTATCTGTTTCAGATGATCATACGCTTAAAGGCATCGATAAAGATAATTCTGCGATTCTCGGTGGATATGAGTATACTATTAATGACAAGAAAACTAAGATATATACAGACAATAAAGATCTTAGCAAAGTAGAGTCTTTAATTATAATTCCGATGAACGATCGTTATCAAGAGAAGATCGAGTTTGCAAATATTGGAACTAAAACTATAGTTAGATATGTGGAAAGCGCAGATCCAATTACGATAAGACAATCTAGCAAATATACAGGTCATATAGTTATTGGTGATGGTATCGGACACACGTGGGTTGATTTTGAAAATGATGACCCAAATAGCATTATTCAGATAACTCGTGTATCAAGTACAAAAGTAAAAGCCACAATTACAACCAATAAAAAAGATATAACTTTCAAATCCATCGGCGGAGTAAATGTTGTTACAGAAGAAGCTTACTTTATAATTAATTTACCACTAACAATAGCTACCCCAAATATCTTTGCTGGAGCAAATAATTATACTAACGAGACATTATTTTGTAATTCTAGCATAACAGATACTGATGCTGGACAAACACTAACTATGAATGCTACTTTTTATGAGAACGGAACTGCTATATTCTCCGAACTGAAAAACTGTGCTAATGGTGAAGATTGTACACTTAATTTATCTAGCTCATTTACAACTAAGACTAATTATTACAATTGTTCTGTTTGGGCTACGGATGGCTTTGCTAACACATCAACTTTATTTAGTACAAACGTCACAATTGTAAATGCACCACCTTCAGATCCAGTTTTATCTTTCCCAGCAAATAATACTATACAAATTAACTTATCCGACACAATTTCATTTACTTGGGTAGCTAGTACCGATATTGATTTAGATAGCATCACTTACGGTTTCCAGCTAGATAATGACTCTGACTTTAGCACAATTCTTAATGAAACTGAAGGTATTGCAACCAACACGTTCGTGTTCAATACATCACAATTGACAGTCAATACCACATATTACTGGAAAACAATAGCAGTTACAGAAGATGTTAACTCTAGCTTTGCTACACCCTTCCAATTTAATTTTACAGATGATGTGATCTCGTGCAATATGTTTGCGAATGTCTTACAATTTGGAAACTATGAATGTGATAATTTAACCACTAACGGTTTTGTATGGGATACTGATGGATTTAACTTAACTGTTGGAGAACTCGCTAATATAACTGGGTCTGGATCTGGCATCAATGCCTCACAAGGTGACATATGTGATTTTGGAAGCATGTATATAGGAACTGACGCATTTTATCACGCTACTTCATCAAATACGACTATCACCACTAGCAATTTCACCATAGATACAAACGGCACTTTATTGCACAATAATGGAACGTTTATATTTAATTCAACAAATACACATATCGCATCTGGAACAAAACAGTTCTGGAATATAGAATCGCAGAACATAGGCACAATTGTAGAAGTAACTGGCTTGAGCTGTTATCTGAATAATATCGTACTCGGTCTTAATTCCAGTATCGTCTTTACTAACTGGGATGGTTCATGCTAAAATGGCAGACTATAGAATAGCAACTGGCGGAACTCTAAGAATGAGTGAACTACAGAATGTGTTTACTGCAGCAGACGATGTCACAGTTAAAGCAGGGATTTTCATATTAGATATTGATGGTGCTGCACTCTCACTAACTGTAGATGTAACAACAACATTCATAGTCGATACTGGAGCTACTTTCGAGTGTTGTGATGTAACTCATCCCGGAACATTTACTGTTCTTGGTACGTGGAAGTGTAATGGCGCAATAGTTATCGTCATAGACGCGCTTTCAGTAATAGATCGCGATCAATTTATAGATGGAGAACAGTTTATAGATCGAACACAAATGCTCGATCCAAAACTACTTGTAACATAAAATGGACTACCTAACAACAAAAAGCTACTGCTCACAATCCGATGTTGAACGAACTCAAGGTTTCGCAGCAGCAGCGACTAATGTAAGTCAAGCAGATATTCTAGCAGCTATCATAGATGCTAGCGACAAAGTCGATCTAATCGTACACTCTCGATTCCACTCCACAGAAGACAGTGGAACTGCTGAATCTGGAACAACTCTAACACTAACAGATACAGATAAAAGTTGGGACGTAGACGCATATGAGAATTATGTTCTTTGGATAAAGTCCGGAACTGGATCTGGCCAATATGCGCGGATTGCTAGCAACACAAGTGACACGCTTACATTAGAGTCTGATGATGAGCTAACTACGGCTCCTGGAGCCGACAGTGTGTATCGAATCATACCTGATGTTATCAATTCAGATACGCTAGATGGTTCTGGCGTTGATAAACAATACTTCCATCCATATCCAATTAAATCTCTGGAAGCTCTAGAAATAAATAGCGTAACTGTAACGCCAGCAAAAGTTTACAAATACGAGAAGAAAGGACTGCTTTTACTAAACGGAAATTTAAATCCTGAAGCTACATCATTCTCAAAAGTCGTACCTCAAGACATAGTTATTAAATGGGTATTTGGAGTTTATCCAATTCCTCGTAACATTCTGAAACTAACTGCCAATTTAGCTGCAATGCAGTGTTTAATTGAACAAACAGGTGGAACATTCGATGATGTAACGAGTTACACCGTACCACACTTTACAGCCTCAAAAGGAGAGCCATTCACAAACATTAGAGAGACGTTATTGCGTCTTAGAAATGAAACAGTTGAATTGAAAGCTAAGGTGCAGAAATATCCAGCGACGGTTTAAATGGTAGTCAGTAATGTAACGGCAAGTGATTTTGAGAACGGACCTTTAGCAGACTTAGGCAGAACAATTTCTAGAATACCAATTACTAAAACTCTCGATAATACATCTGGTAGAGAGACTTTGACCGAAGGAACGCCAGTTAACATATTAGCTATTGCAATGAGTGTTGATGTTACATGGACTCAAGATGAGGTTCTTAAGCTAGAAGGCGCAGACGCATACATCATGGTTGCACAAGATACCACGCTAAACGAGCAAGATTTTGTTACTTTTGATGGTAAAACCTATGAAGTTAGAAGCTTAATTACAATACAGCCAGACAGCACCAATTTATTTAAGTACGGATTGCTAGATCTAAAATCATAATGGTTCGAATCATTCTAAATAAGGATCAAGAGATCAAAAACGTAGTCGATAGTTTAACACAGGTCGGCGAAGAAATGATCTCTAAGATGAAGGAACGCGCACCAGTTGCTACAGGAGCATTAGTTAATGGCATACGTTTTGAGATTGAGGTCAATGAGAAAAGTGTTGATCTGATATTTTCTTTTCCTTTTTATGCACAATGGGTTGAATGGGGTAGACCGCCCGGTAAAATGCCACCATTAGAAGCTATCAGAGCATGGCTGAGAGTCAAAGGCATTGAAGAAAAGGCCGCTTTCCCTATCGCTAGAGCTATTGGAAGGTTAGGTACACGTCCACAGCCATTTATCCGGCCAACAATAGATATTGATCTCGTTCCTGCGCTCAAGAAGGCTTTGCCAGAGAACTTTAGATAGGTGCATATACGTATATACACACATACACAAACACGTACAGACACACGTGCATTCTCACATAGTCTATTGTTTACAGTATTGCAAACAATGTAAGATTAATGTATTTTATATAAAACAGATGGGTAGTTTACTTAGCATGATCCCTGTTGATCCTTACGAGGGTTGGCAGATGACCAACCGGTTGCCCTTTGGTGGAACCGTATCTTCATGAGAAGAACACATGGCACAAGACATATTTGAGATAAAACAAGAATTAGTATATTGGCTTAGAAATGCTGATATTATATCAACTTCAAATCGCGGAGTCACAACTAGCCAAGATACTGGAACTTTCTCTGCAGCAGCAACACATACTCTAACAACTAATCCAACTTTAATAAAAAACATACGAGATATCACTGTTGGTGGAACTCCTCTGGCCTTGTATACAGATTATACTCTTAACCGATCTACTGGCGTAATTACTTTTATAGCAGCCCAGACTGGTGCATACACAATCAATTATGATCAAGGTAACACGGATTCATTATTTACAGATTTCCCTCAAGATAATTTACCATTGAGCGCATTTCCAAGAGTGGCCATAGAAATCATTGATAAAATTATAAATGTTGAAGATCTAGGAGCAGTAACCACGCATCATGCTTATATGCTAACTATCGTTGCATATGCAAAAGGTAACGAAGCTGTTGATGATATGATTTCAGCGATAGAGGCTAGCATTAATGGCAATGGTAAAAACTTCATCCAAACTAAATTCATAGTATCTAAAGCTATGGGTCCAATGCTCAACTCTCCAAACAAGAGCAATAAAATATTACAACGTAATCTGGATTTCCAGACGAAATTCAACTACGAAACATCATAATCTTACAAGAAGGTGAGTAAAATATGTCAATAGATAACTACAAAGCAACCGATACTTATGTGGTATTTGCCGAAGATACTGCATGGGGAACACCGGGTAATCCGGCAGGCACAGACTTTATAGACAAAGTCACTGCAATAAGTACAACCGTAAAGAATAACCGAACCAGAGATAATGCTATTGGTGAGGGTCCTAACGCTAAAACAACAACTAACGGCGTAGTTGAGATTAGCGGAGTAATAACTTCTATGCTGACTAACGCAGCGTTTTTCCAATATTTGGTTAATGGTGTAGTCGTAGCTAATACTGGAGCGCAGGGAGATCCTAGCGACGTAAACGAAGCAAATGCTTTCGGATATGGCGCAGCAGATTGTCCATCTCTAACTATCGAATATGGTAATGATGGAACTGTAGATGATGTTATCACCCTAGACGGAGTCTTCTTCACAAATTGGAATCTTAGTGTTAAAATACCTGGACCAGTTGTTTGGACTGGAACATATAGAGCTAGGAACATAACGCGTACAGCTAGCGGAGCTTTGACATATACTCCGACAACCGAAGAACCACTTACCTTCGTAGACGCAGCAGTAACTTTCGGCTCAGATACTGTTGTTAGAGTAGCTAGTTTTGATGTAACTGGCGCAAACAATCATAAGATCGATCCAGAACTTGGTGGAAGATTAATTTCACAGCCAACTATGGGTACTCGAAGATATAATTGGACTATGGTTGTCAAGCATACTGCAGATACAACAGGTAGCAAGCTATCTGGTGTAGAACTTAGAGAGCTATTGTTTGGAGCTGCTGCTTCAGCGACTCCAGAGACTGGAGGTATACCAACTCCGTGTGGCGATATTACTTTGACTTTAACTGAGGGAGCTGTCGCTGGTGATGAAACCATAAAAGTACAATTTGATGATTGTTACATCGAAGAAATTGACCAACCAATTGAAATGAGTGATACTGGTGGATCAATATTCCTAACCGTTAGAGGATATGCACTATCTGGCTTAACTAACGGAGCAAATAAAACGATCGTAGAATATTACACATACGCATAAGTTCGTAGGTAGAGTCCTAGACTTACCTGTAAACCATGAGGTGAACGAATTGAAACAAATAAAAGTAGAAACAAGCGCCGGTGAGTTTCTGATAAAGAAACCCGGAGCTGGAATATATACAGATGCAATAGAGGCAGCACAAATGATTTGGGGAACTAACCCAATAACTGTCGTAAAGATCTTATTACCACAGTGTATCAAGCAACATCCGTTTGGTACAACACATCCATTAAAAGATCAGATACGATCTATGGAGCCAGAAGATTATACTAAACTCGCTGGTGCTTTGAGACAGCTTATTGACAGCGTTGAAGTGGAGAAAGATACAAAAAAGTCCGATGGGCAATCCAGCACGGACACTGCCCCGAGCAAAGAATCGGTAAACTCATCGAAAAAGCCAGATTCTCAAACTGCGGACTAGGAAGTTTAGACGTATACGACAAGACCGCTTTTGATGAAGTAGGTCTAATGATAATCGCGGCTGAGGAGCTTAATAATCGACGCGACGAACGCTTGCTAAAAGCGATTGCAAGCATATTCGGAGCAAAAATGCAGTAAGATGGTAGATGAAATAAAAGCAAGAATCTCATTCGACACCGGAGGTATCGATCAGATAGCTGGTGGCATCTCTAGTCCGGGAACTGACATTGCTGATGCAGGTAGAGGTATTACTGGTGAAGGTTCAGGTGGCGGAAAAGGCGTAGGTGGATTGTTAGGCAAAGCAGCACTTCCATTGTTAGCATTAGATCAGATCGGAAAAGGAATCAAGAAAATGACAAATATTCTTGAAGACGCTAGCCCACAGTTCAAAGCAACAGTTGATATTCTTAGAAAATCTTTCTTAATATTTATGAGGCCATTCGGTGATGCTCTCAGCGCATTTATCAGACCGATGGCAATATCACTTTTGCGCATGTCTATTGAGTGGCTTAAATGGACTCGAGAAAATAAAGATCTAATAAAAGGTATTGGTGATGGTTTGGCTATCGCTATTAAAGGAATTATACCTGGCGACAATTTAGCATCATTTTTGAAAGACGTAGTATTCGGAGATCTAAGTCTTGCTGAGTGGTTTACACAAACCGCTGCAGATAGATGGGGATGGACGTTAGATGTAGCTACGTGGCTTAAAAAGAAGTTTTCAAATGAATGGGATTTCAGTTGGGATATCGTAGCCGATTTCTTTAAACCAATGTTACTTGGTAAGTGGAACTTCGCATTCGATTTCGCTGGATGGCTTATTAATAAGATAGAAACTTTCTTTTTTGGAAACGAAACAGCACCAAGCTTTGTGCCCTTAGCTAGTGCTGGTGGCAGAGATATAACTGCTGTAGACATAGTCAATTCAACGAATGCTGCAGGTCGAGCATCACAAAGTGCTGTAGTAAATGTTAACGCTTTAGATGCAGGTAGCATAACTCCAAATGTTTTAGATAAGATTAGCAACGCCGTAGAAGGTGTATTTAGAAGGGGGTTTAGCGGCGTAAGCTCGCAAGGAACAGCATGACAGCACCAACTCTAGATGGCGTTGATATGGGTACAGTTATGATGATTAGAGATATACTATCTACTAATATCGTACAATTACCACTTCCAACTCAAGGAGCAGATTCAGCAGAAACCTTTGATCTTTTGGGAGTTACAGATAGTATAGAAGTGAGTGGTTTTTATATTGGAGCTACGGTTGCGGCCGTAAAGTCACAAATTGATGCGCTAAAAGCTCTTGCAGATAAAGTTCAGGAATCTGTAAACTTTGTATCTGATCAGACTGGAACTAAGTCTGTTAAGATTGGAGAAGTAAGTGTTACGTGGGATAACTTAACGTCCTTCAGAGCAGATTATGTAGTCAGGTTATTAATCGGAGTCTAAAATGTCAACAACAATGCTAACAAAAGTAACAATAAACAGCATAGATGTAACTGCAAATCTTTTGACATGGGCCACAAAAGAGAAGTTCAATCAAGAGATAACCACTTGCGAAATTAATCTATCTAAGAATGTTTTTGATCTTGTATCTGATTTAGGTATTGGGCAGTCAATTCTAATTCAACGAGGGGAAACTACTTCTACAGATACAACAATATTTGACGGAATTATTGATGTAGTTGAAAAGAATGGCGCAGTTATAAAAGTTAAAGGAAAGGATCAGCTAGTTACTTTACTACGAACTCAAGTTAACAAAACATATGATATCAACATTAGTTCTCAAGCAGGTGTCGGAAGCGCAATCGCACAAGATTTAATCGAAACCGAGGGTGGAATGACTGCAACAGTAGTTACTACGCCATCCGGACTTACAATTAAGAAATTCATATTAAACAATACCAGTATACTAGAGTCTTTACAAAAGCTTGCTACAGTATATGATTATATAGTATTTTATGATTCTGCAGATGGAACAGTACACTTTGAACCAAAAGGTCTTTTAGAAAGCTCAACAACATTGCTAGTTGGTGATAATGTTACTAATCTTCCGGAATGGATCACAGATGATAGTCAGACAATCAATAAGTTAAAAGTTCTTGGGGCCGAACAGATAATCGAAACTGTAGAAACCTTTGATGGAACTGGTCTAGCTAATCAACAGAATGTATTGACTAACAAACCAATCGGTGTTAAAGCCGTTGTTGATGGATCTGAAAAAAGAGCAGGTATTGCTAGCGTAACTACTGGAACATATGATTATGAAATCGATAAAGAAAATAAATTCATAGATTGGAATCAGGTGTTTGCACCCTCATCTGATACTGGAAATATCGTCATAACTTCTACTTTTGCGAAACCGATACCAATTATCATAACTAATGATGAGAGCATCGCGCTATATGGATTACATGAAGGTTCAAGACATTTTAGTAATATTCAAACTGCGGACGATGCGGAGTCTGCAGGTGATGGATTTTTAATAAAATTTGGAACGCCATTTATCAGCACAAAATTAGACGTAGTTGATGTCTTTGATTTCGATGTTGGAAATAGAGTTAGAGTTATAGATACTCAACAGAACGAAGATCGCTGGATAATCATTAATGAAGTAGTTCGTAAATATCCATATAAATCTGATACGCTGTTAGTCGGAGATAAAGAATGGCGTTTGGCTGATTGGGGACAGATGACTATGGAACGTATCAAGCGTCTCGAGGAGCTAACTGCGCAGAATGAAGATCTTGTTATTGAAGTAAAGAACTTTCCTAAAGCATTGATTGTTGCTAGGAAATATCTGCAAGCACTATCTAAAGATGTTTCGGGGGATTCTATGATTTATCTAAATCCTACACTCGGTATATGGAATGATAAAAAATGGGGAGATGGTGCAGGGATACCTGAAGTTGTAGTTAGAACTATTTGGCAGAACCAAAAGGTTATCGAACCGTTTGTTAATACTGAGTTCAAAGATACAGTCAATACAACAGCTACATGGTCTGGTACAGGTAGCGCGACGTTTACTAATGGTGAGATCGCGCAGAGTGAGATCATTTATGATAATGCAGTCAATCTAACTAGCGCACTTCTGACCGCAGATAATACAACTAATATGACTTTTGAGCTACAAGTTGATGGAATAAATTGGGAGACAGTTACAAGCGGAGTAGCACTTACTTTCGCAAATGTTGGCCAAGAACTTAAGTTCAGAGTTACAGCAAGTGGCAATGCCACACTTAATAATCTTACAATAGAGGTGATTGAATAAAATGTCAGGCGGAGTAATAACAAACGATGGAGTGAAAGTTATTATGGATAATGCTTTCATATCAAGTCCAACATATACTAAATTTGATCGTATCAAGATTGGTATTGGCACGACTGCAGCTGCAATATCAGATACTGATCTAGAAGAGTCGGTACCAATATCTGGTCAGGAAACTGTTGATGATTGTGAAGCAATAACTGGATGGAATCATGCAGATGCTGGTGAGCAAACAGTTTTAGATAATTCAACATTCAAAGAAGGATCTGGCGCATTAAGATTGCCAAAAGATAACTCTTCTGTTGACGCAAATTGGTCTAAATCAACTACAAGCTTAGTTGGAACAAGCAAGGAATTAGGATTATGGCTTTACATTAAAGACGCAACAGCCTTAGCTAAATTAACAACAAGCGACTGTGTAGTAATTAGATTTGGATCAGATTCAAGTAATTATTATGAATGGACTAAAGACGCTTCAGACTTCGCAGTCTTATGGAACTGGATAGGAAATCTATCAATTGCAAGTCCAGATTCAACAACCGGAAGTCCAGTAATCGGTTCTTTAGATTACTCATACATTGCCTTAGAAACAAATAATGCAACAGATACTTTTGTAGACGATGATATAATTATGGATTTCTGGCAACTAATTGAAGCAGGAGATTATACAAAATCGTTTGATGCAGAACCAACCATAGACGAAACAAATAAAATTGTTAAGATTAGATCTCGAATTAATTCAAATGAGGGCAACGGCTTTCAAATTACAGAGTATGGTGCGTTTAATGGAGATTCTTCGGCAAATATCTTAGGTCGTGATGTATTTACGGCATTCACTAAGTCTGCTACTGAAGAGCTAGTATTCCAAGAAACGATAACTTTCAATAATAATCCATAATGAAATTTATATATAACGGAGGATATAAGATAAGATGACAATAAAAAATGGCGAGTTTGCAAATGCGGATGAAGTAATGAATGCTTTTGGAATATTTTTTAAGAATTTTGCTCAGCTAAATTGGAACGAAGCATATGACCAAGGTGGGGATATAACTAGTTGGAACGCGAAGCTAAATGCTGACGGAGTTCCGCAATTCAAGAATTTAGTCACTGATACTTTTCAAACAGAAAGCGCAACATCCGACGGATTTCAATATAACTCAGCAAACGACTACTACGAAACTGTTGATGTGAGTGTAGCGACTGTTGGATCTGAATATGTAATTATTGAAGCTGACGATGCTAATGTTTCTTGGAGCAATAACGACTGTGTTCTAGAGAAAATGGGAACTGGAAAATGGTTGCTTTATTGTGATACTGGAACAACTGCCGTCAAGCGCGCACAGATAATTAAATCATTGTTCTTTGGAACAGATGGATCAGATCAATTAGTTTTAGATTTTGCAAATGTTACTGCCATGAAAACCTCACACGCTAACGATGTTGGCAAGAGAGCGCACTACGCTCAAATGTCTTATGGATGGCTTGCAACTGGTGGAGATACAGGCATAGAGTTTGCAAGATATACTGGAACTTTTGCAGATACTTCAACAAATACAGACTGTTCAAGTTGGTCAAACTTCTTCTCAAATTTTAATATCGGAGCACCAAAACAAATTGCTGCATGGGAATTACCTGAAGGAACAGATATTCATACGTTAACAACTGGAACAGGTCAAAGCACTGCAACATCTGATGAAATAGGAACAGATACCAGTGCAGATGAAACGGATAATCCAGCTGATTGTGAATTACAAATTGAAGGTAGACGTTTTGCATCTGGTTGGTATGGTGCAGATTCGTGGTTAATTGTTTTATGTGCGGGAGATATATCTTGGGCATATACTGAAGACTCAGCATCCGTTAAAACTGCAAGTTCAAATATAGATTTCTTTTCAGATAATTCTATTCCAGACTTTACAGCAGCAAGTAGTTTAGCAACTGAGTTCGGAACTGCAACTTTGATAATAAAAGACACTGCTTCAGCTACAGTAACAAATAGTATATCTACATGGAATGCAACTATTGATGCAGGTGACGTACTGGTAGTTTCAATTTCATATGATGGTGGAGCAAACTACACCGTTGTTACGGATCCGACAATCGCGAGAGCAACTCCGACAGGAACAGGTCTTTGGCTTAAGTTCACACTTACGCGAAACGATCTAACCAAAACAAATTTAATTACGGAGGCGGCTACGAGCTATAATTGGTATTAAGATGTCAATGCAAAATAAGACCTTAAATTTACATGAGCGTATAGAAAATTTAGAAAACCAGTTAGAAGCATTAATTAAAACTCTTTCAAAAACAAATTCAGATAAGGTAAAAGCCAAGCAGAAAACATTGAAGGTTAAACAAGATTGGAGTTCGGTCTAATGATTGATATAATTAAGGGGTTTATATGCGGTTCAGAAATCGCAGAAATTGATCAACTTAATAAAAACAATAAAGACCTGCGCGACATATTAACCAAAAAAAACACTACAAGTGCTGAAGAAAACTACTGGAATCTCAAGTGGCCAAAAACCATAATCCGATACAAATCTCAAGGTAAGGTTTACAGAGACGTCCGAACCCTCATAAATTACCCATCATATTTAGCCGATGAGATCGTCAAAACTAAAAGATTGAAGAAAGATACTGAGGATAAAACTATCTTAGCGATACTTAAATGGATCGTAACCAACTATCACTACAGATTTGATATAAATAACCCTGTCTTTGGCGGTAAATTTGCTGAGTTCTGGATGGACTCTGATATTGCCATACAAATGAAGTATCGAGATTGCGAGGATAATGCCATTTTACTAAAGGCGCTTTCTCTTGCTGCTGGAGTACCTGACTACAAAGTTC